GAGCGGGAGCGGGGACAGGCTCGTCCACGGTCACCCCTCCCTTCAGCTCCAGCTCCGGGGGCTTCATGGCCGCCAGCATGACGGCGCGGGCCTCCTCGGGGGACTGTCCCGCAGCGCGGGCCCGGCTGTACGCCGTCCGGGCCTGGGCCGCGCGGTCCTCGGCCTCCTTCGCCTCCGCCAGCTGGGCGCCCAGCCTCTCCTTCTCGACGCGGGCGCGCTCCAGCCGCTGTTCCTCGCGAGCCTGGAGGGCCTGGAGACGCTTGTCCGCCACGGCTTCCCGCTCCGTCTGGATGGCCTGGAGCTGGGCCTGGGACTGGACGCCCACACCCTCCCGGCGCTGACGGTCCAGGGCCAGGCCGAAGCCCACGGCCTTCTCCAGCTCGCCACCCTTCAGGGTCTTCCCCAGCTGGCGCTCCAGGTCCGCCACGGTCCAGTCCGTTCCGCTGGCTTCGTACTGGTCCAGCAGCCGGGCCACGGAGGTCTGGACGGTGGTGGCGGCCTTCAGCTCCTCCCCGGCCACCTCCTCCAGGAGACGGTCCGCGGTCCGCGCGTACCCATACATGGGTGTCCCCTTGTACGACAGGTACGGGTCCTCCGGGTCCAGCCCACGCTCCTGGAGCTGTCGGCGGAGCCGTTCCAGGCTGATGTCCTCGTACCCGGGCTGGAGCTTCGACGCGCGGCCCTCGAGTTCCGCCACCTTCCGGGCCTGGTCCAGGTACCGGTCATTGAAGAACTTCCGTTCATCGTTCCGGAAGGCCTTCGCGGCCTTGGCCCGGTTGTACACGGCCTTGGCTACGCGGAGGCCCTGGGCCACCTCCTCCTCCGTGGCGTCCGGGAACTGGGCGGCCAGCTCCTCCGCCGTCACGCGCCCGTCATCCAGGAGGCCCAGGTACGCGCGGTACGCATCGTCCTCTGTCGAGAACAGCGAACCCTCGGGGAGGGCCGCCGCCGTCCGCCGGTTTACCTCGGCTTCCCCCTCGAAACCTCCAGCGATACCGGCCGGGCCACCGAACTCCACCAGGGCCGCCGCGCGCTGGGTCAGCTCCAGGTCCCGGGCCTGTTCTGGCGTGAGCTTCGCTTCACCGCTGGGGACAGCTGGACGGTCCCCAGCCGGGAGCCGCTTCCGGAAGTCGGCCACCATCTCCGGAGTGGCGCCCGCGGACTGGGCGTCCGCCACCACGGCCTCCACCTGGGCCGCCGTCATCCGCCGCGAACCCTTGTCCTCCCGCGCGATGGTGTCCAGCGCCACGCCCACCTGGCCAGGACCAGCCGCGGCTGGGTCCAGGAGGGCCGCGGCCCATGTCGGCGTCTGCTGGGCCGCTCCTCGGGATGCGCGGGCCGTAGCCACAGCGCGGGCCGCCGTGATGTTGTCCCGGTTCACCATCTTCAGGAGTTCCGACGCCAGGCCCTCCTGGGACTGGACGGCGGACAGCTGGGCGTCCAGCTGGTTCAGCTCGCTTCTGGCCTGGCTGGCGTAGGACTGGGCAGCCTGGAACCGCTGCTGTTCATCGGCCAGGTCCCTGTCGATGCGCTCCAGCTGGCGGGCGTAGCGGTAGCGGGCGTCCAGGGCGTCCAGGTATGCGTCACGGCGGGCCATGTTTACCTCCTCGGGGCGCGGCCGCCATACGGGTCCGCAGCGGTGGCGCCGCTCATGGCGGCCTTGCGCTTCATGTATTCCTCCAACAGGTCCGCGTCCGTCATCGCGGCACCCTGTCGGATTCCTTCCAGCTCCGCCGCCTGGGCCATCTCGGCATACTGGCCCGCGCCGGCCGCGCCAGCCTCGAACGTCCCGCCGAACATCCCCGCGACGGCCTGGGCTGTGGCGGCCTTGCGCTCCCGGCGCCCGGCCTCCAGGGCCGCCATCTCCTGACGCTGGAGGGCTTCGGCTTCCCTGTCGGCCTCCGTCTCCAGCTGTCGGCCGGCCTCGGCCAGCTGTCGGGCCTCCTGCTGGGCCACCTGTTCCCGCAGGAACACGTCCCGCCCTGTGACTACTGGAGCGGCCGCGGCCTCCCGGATGGCCCGGGACTCCTGCTCCCGCTTGATGGCGCCGGCCTCGCTGGCCACCTCTCCGCGGATGCGTTCCCGCTCCATCTCGGAAAGGCCCAGGCCTCCCTGGCGCTCCAGCTCCTCCAGCTCCTCCAGCCGCTTCCGGTCCTCGGCCGTGAACTGCTGACGCGCGGCCGCAATCTGGCCGGCTCCAGTGGCTACCCCTCCCAGGGCCTTCCCGGCGGCCTGGGCCGCCATGAGTGCTGCGATACTGACGGCCATGGCGGCCTCCTACAGGTAGGTCACTTCCACGGCCACACCCCAGTTCAGGTGGGCCGTCCGGTCAATGGTGGACAGGGAGCACAGGCCGACAGTGTACCGCTGGGGGCCCGCCGTGGTGTCGAGGTACACGCCGTCGTGCTGGCCGTACCCGATGTAGCTGTATGGACTGTCGGCGCCCTTGTACCCGCTGGCCCCGTTCTCCCAGCCGTTCGTGTTGTTCACCGTCTCCTGGCTGGCGGAGCTGATTACCAGGCCGACGTTCCCCACGTAGGGCGCCGTCCAGCTGTACCGGTCATTGGTTCCAGGCCCGCGGGTTCCGTCATCGGGGCCCGCGATGGCCTCCCAGAAGTAGTGGAACAGGACCGTGGCGGGGCTTCGGATGTCGAGCGTGAAGCCCGTCCCCGGCTGCTGGACCCACTGACGCGCGCCCGTGTAGCGGCGCCCTGTCAGGGCCGACGTGGTGAAGCTGACGCGCACGGAGCTACCGCCGCTCCACTGGCCACCTTGCCAGCCGCTGACGCCATGCTGGAGGCCACGGATGGGGTCCCACTTCGGGGGCTGGATATGGCGCTGGTCGATGAACTGGCCGGCCAGCAGGTCCCCGCCTGTCACCCCTTCATGGAGGTAGACACGGAGCGCGTCCAGGTTCCCCTGGACATCCGCGGCCGTCAGCTTCGTCCCGCCCGTAAACGTGTTGGGTGGCGTGTACGCCATTAGCCCCTCCGCATATGGATAGCGGACAGCTGGCCGCTGGTCAGCTCCAGCTTCTGGGTGGCGCCACCCACGGCCGTGTCCAGCTTCAGGAAGTTCCCCGTTCCATTGTGGCTGGCGTGGTAAATGCCGTGGGCCACGATGCGGAGGCCGTACACGGTGACGGAGCCGGATGGCGTGTGCCACCAGGCCCCGGACACCCCGTCCCACTGGCGCGTCAGCTCCGTCCGCGCGCTGGCCGCGCCTTCCACCGCGTTCCCCTCGGCCGTGTACTCCAGCCACGCCGGAACCACTGTCATGGCCGCCGTGGATGTCAGGTACTCCTGTGCCGGGGTTCCCGTCTGGAAGTCCCCCTGTCCTGGGACGGCGGTCCAGTTCGTCAGCGTGGCGTCCGTGGTGTCCCACTGAAGGTGGAGGACCCAGCAGGCCATACAGTCGTTCAAGTCCAGGGAACCCCCGGAGCCGTTGTCGATGGCCAGGGCGCCCAGGTTGGGCGAAGCGTAGGGCCGGCCTGTGACGTAGGACTTGGCCGACGTGTCCCAGTACACCCGCAGGATGTCCCCGCTACCCACGGTCCAGCCGCCCAGGCCCAGGTCCAGCCGTGTGGTCCCTCCGCCCACTTCGTACAGCGTGGCGGGGGAGCTGGTGGCGCTGGGGACGGACTCCACACTGGTGTGGTCCCAGACTCCCGTCCCCAGGGCCGTCCGCTTGGAGTTTAGGGTGATGATGTTCTGCTGGCGGACCTGGGGGAGGTCGATGCACGCGGCGCCGTGGTTCGAGATGTCGAGCGCGCCGGCCTGGCTGTAGGCCGTGAACCGGCTGTTCAGGTCCGTGGCGTCGATAGAGTCCCCGGGGTTCAAGCGGGGCTGGATGATGCGTGACATGGGGCGCTCCTACCGGTACCGCGCGATGGCCAGGACTTTGTTCCCCCACAGGTGCGCCTGGCACAGGTGGAGGGCGTTGGGCCCGTTGTCCACAATGGCGTCATCCTGGCCGGCCGGGGTGAAGCGCCACTGGTACTCCACCTGGAGGTCCCCCTGTGGGTACAGGCCACCACCGAAGACGCGGAACGACGCCATGGACGCGGCCGTCCCCTGACGCTCCACCAGGGTCACCCCGGCCACCTGGATGCGGACGCGCATGTACTTGGCGTTGGGTGGGTGGTTGTTGTTGTCCGTCTGCTGGAAGCCCGGGAAGATGGAGGCCTGTCCGCTCCACTCCAGGTGGAGGTGGCCACCACGGAAGCCCGTCAGGGTCTGGGTGTACGCCGTCTCCCAGCCGCCGCTGTACTCCTGGTACGTGACGGCGCGGAACTGGTCCCCCTTCGTGTCGGCCGCATCCGCGCGGACGTTCACCTGTTCCCCGCGGGTACCGCCACTCCCCCACAGCGGGGTGGTGGTGCTCCCGCTCGTCCACACCTGGTGGAAGGCGTACTGGGTGATGTTCGTGGCGTCGTAGGCCCGGGATGGTGCCTGGGTCCTGTCCAGCGTGGTGATGGCGGACTGGCTGGCCCGCAGCTCCGCGTTGAGCTGGTCAGCCTCGGCCGTCTGGGACGTACGGGCCTGGTGTTCCGTCCAGTACTTCATCCCCGCTTCCCCGCGATGGTGTTCGTTCCTGGCATCCGGTATTCCACCTCCCAGCCCACCACCAGAAGGTCATCCGTGGTGGACAGCTCGAGCGCGAACCATGCGCAGGACTGCTGGGCGACACCGATACGGAGCGGGACCAGCTGGGTGTCCTCCCACACGTCCGTGCCGATGGTGGCGGAGTCATACACGGGGAGGTTGGCCGCGTCTGGAGGCTGGGCCAGGTACGGCCGACAGGCCAGGCCCTCCCGCTGGAAGTCCTTGTACGCCGTGGCCGTGATGTTGACGCTTCCCGTAGTCATGGCCCACAGCGTGGCGTACTGGACGCGCTTCTGGAGCTGGGCGTCCCCCAGGTCCAGCCAGGCCGTCTTGATGATGGACGTGGGCGGACCGTTCTCCACGTACACGTCCCCCACGATGGAGCCGCCCATGGCCCGGCGGGAGCTGATGATGAACAACCCGGCCGGGTCATCGTTGGCCCCGGACGCTCCCGTGTTGTGGCCGAAGACCAGCTGACCATTGTGGAGCCGGTCCAGGGAGCCGACGGGGAAGCCGGTACGGGTCGACCACCCTTCCTTCTCCGTGTGGAACACCACGCCCAGGTTGGGCCGGTCGTTCCCGTCCACGGGGATGTACAGGTGGTACGCGCGGTCCATGGGTGAGTAGCGGCCGACAGCTCGAGGAGCACAGTCCGGGGTGAGACGCCGTAGCGTCCGCTTGATGGGCTCCGACAGCCGAAGGACTTCCATGCTGGAGCCGCCATCGAAGCCACCCTGGAGGGCGTACACGCCGTCCTGGGCCAGGAACACCACGCCCAGGCCGGGAACCTGGTCCACAGTGTGGGGGCTTCTGCACGCCACCTGGGACGTGACGGTGGTGGCCTGGAAGCCGGTGGTGAAGTCCCCGGACACCACGTCCACGCCGTTCTCCCGGAGGACCACCAG